GATACTGGAGTACATCCCGAAGCGCGACCGCGCGCACGACGACATGAAGCCGTTCCGGATCGTGTCGGTGGAGCCGAACCGGCCCCGGCACATCGTCCGGGACATCTCCGAGGCGGAGATGGAGAACCCGCAGAAGATCCTGGAGTGGCTGTTCGAGGGGGACGTGCGCAGGCACCGCCCGGACGACATCTTCGCCCGGATGGAGGCCAAGCGGATCGCCGCTGAGGTGTGGAACCAGAAGCAGGAGGATGATGACGAGGAGGACCGACAGGAGTTCCTCGCCGCTGTCCTTCGCGGGGGCCGGGATCGGAAGAACTGGTTCCGGCACAACGGCGTGACGTACACATAGGGGGAGCCATGCCAATCCGACCGAGCACACGGACCTACGCCGATCTGAAGCAGATGGTGAAGCGGGTCTTCGGCGATGAGTCGGGGGTGCAACTCGAAGACGCCGACATCCTTCGCTGGGCCACCGAGGCTCAGCAGAGCATCGCCAACACGAACCGTCTGTTGCGGGTGAAGTCGACCACGGTCGCCAGCGTGGGCGTGTTCGACCTGCTCTTTCCCGCCGAGAACATCGCGCAGGTCAACTCGCTCCACCTGAACGGCGCACCGCTGACGCCCATCGACTTCCAGGAGGCCGAGCAGACGCTCCTGGCGGGGGACCCGGATCACACCCAGGCAGGCGTTCCGCAGTACTGGTGGCAGTGGGGCGACACCATCACGGTGTGGCCGAAGCCGGATGCCGCAGGGATCTACACGCTGTACTACACCCGGAACCCGGCCACCCTGACCGGCTCCGACCTCCAGACCCTGGACGTGCCCGACAAGCACTACCAGACCGTCGTCGACTACGTGCTCTGGCGGGCCTACGAGATGGACGAGGACTGGCAGGCGGCGCAGGCGAAGGAGGCCCAGTTCCGGGGCGCGCTCGCGGAGCAGAAGGAAGAGGAATTCGTCGCCGCCGACCTCTCATACCCCGTCGTGCGTGAGGTCTGGTGATGGCGAAAGCCCGTACTCCACTGGTCATCGGACCCTTCGCGGGGGGCCTGAATCTCTACGACGACCCCACCGCGATCCAGGACACCGAGTGCGTGGAGGCGCTGAACTTCGAGCCCGGCCTGGATGGCTCCCTGATGAGCCGTCCCCCGTTCCAGGATCTGTCGACGCCGATCCCGCTCGGGGCCACCGGGGACGCGACGCCGCTGGGCGTCTACTACAGCGAGTCCGGGCTGTTCTATCTGCTCGCGACGGATGGCGTGTCGAAGACGTACTACTACTTCGGCGGCACCTGGAACCTCATCACGGACACCTTCGCGGCATCCGGCTTCGCGCAGTACGACGGCAAGGCGTGGCTGGTCGCCCCTGTCGGCGAGATTGACCCTGGCGGGTCCTGGACGCCTGCGGGAGGATTCGTCGCGGACGCCGACATGCCACGCGGCGACGTGATCCTCTCGTACAACTTCCGGCTCTGGATCGCACGCGGCAAGAACGCCACCCAGGGCACCCGCGTGCACTACTCCAAGGTGCTCGGCCAGCCGAACTTCTGGCAGACCCCCGGCTTCATCGACGTGGGCGCGGGCGACGGGCAGAGCATCGTGTCGCTGTCGATCTACTACAACGCCCTGGTGATCTTCCGCACCCGCTCGATCTGGACGCTCCAGTACGTCACCGATCCGGCGCAGGCCACCGTGCAGGTGCTGGTTCCCGGCGTGGGGCTGGAGAACAAGTACTGCCTGGTCAGCGAGGAGAACTACCTCTACTTCTTCTACGACAGCAACGCGTACCAGTTCATCAACAACCAGGTCCAGCAGATCAACGTGAAGGTGCCGTTCGAGGCGGTCAGCAGGAGCGGAATCGCCCTGCCGCTGGCGGTGAGCGTGTTCGGCAAGCGCATCCTGTACTCGTTCTACGACACGCTCTACCTGTACTCGCTCCGCACCCGCACCTGGACGCGCTGGCGGAGTGCCCAGCATGGGGCCATCGGCAAGATCGTCTCTCCGGTGTCGCCCGACACCCTGGACGCCGCCTACGCGATGTCGTCCAAGGCGATTGCGGCGGGGGGTTCGCGCTCCTGCCCGCTCCTCTACATCCGGGAGGACGTGGCGGGCATCGCCGAGGTGTTCCAGTGCGTCCTCCAGACGAAGAACTACAACTACGAGTTGCCCAGCAACTTCAAGCGGCTGTTCTGGTGGGGTGTCGACGCGATCTTCCGGGGCCAGGTGAAGGGCGAGGTCATCCCCATCGTCTACGCGAGCAAGCCGACCTGGGGGCAACTGCGCACGGCGGGCGTGACCTGGCACCAGTTGCTCCAGGGCACCTGGGGGAGCCCTCTGTCGGTGCCGCTGTCCGTGGAGACGGCCTACAACCTGAACAACCTGGGGCCGACGCGCAAGTTCGTGAAGTTCAAGAAGGGCCTGAGGTTCCGGCAACTCGGATTCCGGCTCACCTTCCCGGTGGACGGCACCACGCTGACCCTCCCGGTCTACGTTTTCAGTCTGTCGGCGTACATCGTCACTCGCGAGAACGTCGTCAAAGCCATTTCGTAGGGGAATGGCTAGAATCAGCCCAACAGGGGAGAGCAGATGGACGACCGGGCACGCTACCGAGCGATCAAGAGGTACGAGAAGCCCCGTCCCGCCGCACCCCTCGCCGTGACTGCCAGCGATGGCGTACAGCGGGGTCTGCGCACCGAGGACGCCGACGATTCCCGCGAAGACGTGATGTCTCGCAATCCCACCGGAGGCCGCAAGAAGACCTCGCCGAAGAACAGTTCACGCGCGAACGCCGTGCTGAAGATCGTCGTGAAGGCGGAATGATGGCTGTTGCACCTATACCTCCGAACCTTGGCGGCTCCTCGTCGGGCGGCGTTGGCGCTGGTTACTCGTCAGGCGGCAGTGGTGTCCCTCCCACTGACGAGGAGAGGCGGGCTTGGGCCGCACGAAGCCAGGGCAACGCTCGGGCGAACGAGCAACTTCAGCGCGCCTACCAGATGAAGATGCAGAGTCAGCGGCAGAACAAGAACAAGGCGCGTGCCGGGGCCATCGGTCGGCACCTGGGGAATCGAGGGGTCTGATGCCCTTCGACAACCCCATCGCCGCTCGCCGACGTGGATTCCAGACGCCTCCCGGCCAGCAGGGCAAGGACCCGAGGGCGTTCAACCCGGCGCGAGGCCAGAACGCCTCGATCAAGGCCGGTGGCGGCTTCAACCCTGTCGCCGCTGGGAGCAAGACCTACGGCGCAGGCCGTCCCTTCCCGAACATGGGGAGAACCGCGAACAAGGCAGGGTACGGGAAGCGTGACGCGATGAACGCTCGCGCGAACGCCATCCAGAAGCGACTCGGAGGTATGTGACATGGCAATGATGATCCCGGACAAGGGGGGTGTGGTCTCGAAGCCAGCGGCACCGAAGCCGCCGACGCAGATCACGTCACCGTCCGCACCTCCGCCCGGCTACTCCACAGGTCCCAGCGCGACACCGGGCACCTGGAACCAGACCCCGGTGTACACCCAACAGACCCAGTACCCCACCGACCCCTACGACAGCCCGTCCCCTGGTGGACCCTCGCCTGGCGTACCTGCGGTCAACCCCGCCACCGACTACCTCACGGAATCGGGCTACCTGGCGTCCATTTCCGCGCTCGACGAGGCCCTGCGCGCATTCGACGAGCAGGACACTGGAGCGCGTGATCGCTACGACCTGGACTTCAAGAAGGGTCTCGGTGACCTCGGCTACAAGGACGAGAACATCGACGACGACATCCCTGGGATGTGGGACTGGAACGACATGCTCACCGCGAGCGGTCGGGGCTACCAGACGAACACGAACGACTTCGCGTCACGCGGGATGCTCCAGAGCCAGGGCTACCTGGACAGCCTGCGGATGCTGGAGCGCTCGCTGGAGGACCAGCGCGGCGCGATGGGCACTGCCCGACAGGGGTTCACCGCCGAGCAGGACGCCGCGAAGACGAACTACAAGAACCAGGACACCGCCGCACGCGCAACCGCGATGGCAGACGCCATCTCGCGTCTGAACTCTGGCCTCGGCCTGATCTAGGAGGACATCGTGTCGTCGTACATACCTCCCATGCCTCCGAAGAGGGTCAAGGCGGGCCAGAAGGTTCGGATGCCAGGACTCGGGGGCGCGTTCGGAGCGCAGATCCGTCGTGCCCCCGAGCGCCAGGAATCGCCCCTGACTGCGTGGATCAACCGTCCCGCTCGGCAGGGGCTGAACTTCCTGGGCGACCTCGGCACCCTCTTCATGAACAAGCGCCGAGACTCCTACGGGACCGGCGCTGGCGACCAGATTTTCGGCGTCACTCCGGGGTACTACGACGACCAGAACAAGCAGAACCGGCAGAACATCCCGATGCTGTACGGCATGTTCGGTGACCCCAACAACGCCCCGAAGGGCGGGAGCACCACCTCCAAGCCGAAGGTCAGCGGGTTCGGCCACGGTGCCATGAACAAGGTCCTGAACGGGTCGAACGTCAGCCAGGCAGGACCAGGTAGTGGCGGCGGCATCGAGGGTCCGCAGAGTTTCGCCGACGCCCTCCGCATGGTGCAGGAATTGATGTCCGGGCAGGGCATGGGCGGCAACGTCTCCTACGACCCGCTCCGCGCGCAGGCGCGACAGCAGTGGTCCGAGGCTGACGCCCGCACGCTGGCGATGTACAACCAGTTGCAGGACTCGATTCGGAGCCAGGCGGCACCGCTCGGCGCGGTCTACGACGACGCCATCAACAACACGAACGCCACCACCGAGTTCACGAACCAGCAGAACCAGGAGAGCGCCCAGGCCGTCAACAGCATGGTCAGCCAGCAGGCGGGCGCGCTCGGCATCCAGGAGGCTGTCGCCAACGACATCAACGCGGGGAACCTGTCGGGCCAGGACCAGGTGGCACGCGCCGCCGACACTGCGGCACGCGGGCAAATCTCCGCGAACATGCTGAACTCGGGCAAGGCGGGCGCGCTCGACTTCAACAGCGACCTGGTGGGTTCGGCGGCGCTGGCGGGCGGCGAGGCACGGCTCCAGCGCTCGAATGAACTGAGCCGTCTGCTCGCGCAGTACGACGTGGAGGAACAGCAGGCGAACGCGCAGTCGCAGGGCGACTTCCAGAAGCAGTCGATGGACCTCGCCTCGATGCTGTTCGGCCAGAGCCGTGACGACTACGAGTTCGACGTGACCCAACAGCGTCTCGGCCTCCAGGAGGCGAACGAGCAGGAGCGCTTCCTGATGGAACTCATGGGCAAGAGTTCCGGTTCCGGCACAGACCCGTACAAGGTGATGCCCCTCGGGCGGAACGCGGCGTACCGGCAGGCCCTGGATGACTTCGGGTACAAGACGGTAGAGGAAGCCAAGGCGCAGAACGCCCTGGAAGACATCATCAAGCAGGCGAACAAGTACCAGAGGCTGTAATGCGACGGGATTTCCTCTCCTACTACGAGGAGGCGCTGGCGAAGCGGGGACTGAGTAGGGGGAGCACCACCATCCCCTCTCGCCCCGCTTCCGCTCCTGCTCGCGCACCGGAGAAGTTCACCAGCCTCTGGAGTGGCGAGAAGGTAGCCCCGCAGGGCGAGCCGCTGGACGGGGTCCAGTGGGTCCTCGACCTCATCAGCCGGGGGATGTACGGCTCCGCCCAAGTCGCGACGAACTTCGCCGACGAGAGCGTCGAGGCCACGAAGAACGTCCTGAAGGGCGGGAACTTCGTTGGGGAGGC